CGGCGGGATATCAGAAGACCCTGCTGACGGACAATTGGGCCCTGGGGGCCTCTGAGGGTGGCAAGACGTTGTTGGGATGATGGTCGCGACGCAAGACAACAACCTGGCCGCCGAGATTCTGCGGCGGCACGACACGCTGGAGCGGATGCGCGAGCCGTTCGAGTCGCGTTGGCAGGAGGTCTGTGAGTTCGTGGCCTGGCGGCGGGATCCGGTCAAGCCGCCGAAGCGCAGCAGTGACTCGATCAAGCCGTCGCGACGCGGCGTGCGGGCGCTCAATTCGACGGTGGTTCGGGCATTGCAGGTCTGGGCCGACGGCATGCGGGGCTACCTGGTCAGCCCGACGCTGCGGTGGTTCCGGCTGGTGATGGCGGATCGGCGGCTCAACGAGCACCCGGACATCAAGGCGTGGCTGGAGGAGGTCGAAGACGCCCTGTACAGCGTATTCGCGCACAGCAACTTCTACGAGGCGATGGCCGAGTACTTCTACGACGCGGGCAGCATCGGCACGGCCACGATGTTCATCGAGGAGGATGTAGCCCGCGGCGAGGTCCTGTTCACGATCCAATCGCCGTGGAGCGTGTGTATCGCCGAGGACGCGCGGGGCCGGGTGGACACGATCTATCGCGACGTGCGGTTGACGGCCCGGCAGGCTGTGGGTCTATTCGGTGCCGACGACCTGGACGCTCGGATCGTCCAGGCGGCCGAGCAGAGGCCGGACCAGACGTTCCAGTTCGTGCATGCGGTGTACCCGAACGCCAAGGGTCAACCCGGTTATGTGCCGGGTCTGGGCAAGCCGTGGGCCAGTGTCTGGGTGTGCACGACGGGCCGCAAGGTTGTGCGGCGCAGCGGCTACTACGACATGCCCGCCACGGTCTGGCGGTGCCGCAAGGAGGTCCCGTTCGTGTACGGATTCAGCCCCGCGATGGACGCGATGTGCGACGTGCTGGGGCTCAACCAGATCAGCAAGGACCTGCTGCATGCGTCGCATGTGTCCGTCAACCCGCCGTACAACGTCCCGCAGGAGCAGCGGGGCAAGGTGTCGGTCAAGCCGCGCGGGATCAACTACTACCACGACCCGCGGCGCAAGATTGAGCCCGTGATCACGGGCGTCAACTACCCGGTGGGTGTGGACCGCGAGGAGCGGATGGAGAAGGCGATCCAGGAACACTTCCGCGTCGATTTCTTCATGATGATGTCGATGATGGAGCGGCAGATGACGGCCACGGAGGTGCTGGAGCGGCAGGGTGAGAAAGCGGTCGTGCTCGGCTCGCAGATCGGGCGGTTGAACGCCGATTGCCTGGACCCGTTGATCGACCGCGTGTTTGCCATCGAGTATCGGGCCGGTCGGTTGCCCGATCCGCCGGCCCTCATCGCCGAGCGTGGGGGCGAGGTGGACGTGGACTACGTGGGGCCGCTGGCCCAGGTCCAGCGTCGGCTCTTGCAGACGCAGGGCATCAACCAGGGTCTGGAGGCGTTGGAGCCGTTGATCCGGATCTATCCGGAGGCCCGACACGTGATCGATCCGGTCAAGGCGGCCCGTCGCGTGGCCGAGGCGGCGGGCATCCCGCAGGACATGTTGCGTGACGAGGACGCCGTGGCCCAACTGATCCAGGCCGAACAGCAGCAGGCCCAGTTGGCCCAAGCGGCCCAGATGGCGCAGCAGGGGGCCCAGGCCGCACGAAATATCAACGAACCGGTGGCCGAGGGGTCGCCGTTGGAAATGCTCATGCAAGGGGTGTGAGATGGCCAAGAACAAGACGAAAGACGACAGAAAGACCCAGGTCACGAAGATGTCGGACACGGAAGAGGTCCCCATCCCGGATGTGGACGATGTGGCGGCCGAACTGGGCCGGGTCAACAATCGGCTGGACGCGATCCTGGATCGGCTGGATCGCATCGAGCGGCACGTTCTGCCGGACCGTCCGGACCTGAGCGGCCTGGCCGAGCGGCAGCGGATGCGGGAGGCCCAGCAGCGTGGCAAGAACGCTTGAACAGCTGGAGCGATACACCGAAGGCCTGTTTGAAGAGCTGTCGGCCTTGCGGGCCCGACTTGACCAATTGCAGCTCCGGCTGAAGGCGTTGGAGGGTCGGTCGCTTCCGCCGGAGGCGACGGTCCTGGGGCCCCGGCCGCGACGTGGCAGGAGGCGCCGTGAATCCTGACGAGGTCTACGAGAACGCCACGCACACGACGAACGTGTTGCGTGACACGTTTTTCGGCAGTCCGGCCGGCCGCGAGGCGTTCCGGATCGTGATGGACGTCTTGAAGTTCGGCCGGTCGATCCAGGACGAGGGCGACGTGGCGTTGCACAACGCGGCCCTAGAGCTATTTCGTCTGGCGGGGGTACACGACCCAGCCAACCCGGAGTACTGGGAGGCGGCCAGTGTCAACTGGCGGCAGGAATTGAAGGGCATGATCTACAGGGACGATGAAGATGGACGGACAGGCGACGAGTGAAGCGCTGCAAGGTGAAGTGACACAGCAGACGACCCCGTCCGAAGCGCCGAAGATGCCCGGATGGACGGCACAGCTTCCGGACGACCTGAAGGCCAACGAGACCCTTACCAGGTTCCCAACGGTCGGGGACCTGGGTAGGGCCTTCTTGGAGGCCGATGGGAGGCTGGCCAAGTCGGTGCCGTTGCTGACGGAAGACGCGACGGACGAACAGCGTGCGGAGTTTTACAAGCGGCTTGGACGGCCCGAATCGCCGGACGGCTACGATCTGCCGGAGGTCGAGGGCGTCAGCCCCGATGCTCTGGCGGCGTGGCGCCAGCGGTTCCACGAGGCGGGCCTGACGGCGGCCCAGGCCAAGGCGTTGTACGACGCGTACACGGCGGAGGTCCAGGCGGCCATCGAGGCCCGGCAGGTCGAGAGCGACAAGGCCATCCAGGACGCCGAAAAGGTCCTACGTGACGAGTGGGGCGACGACTACGACGCCAAGCTGGAGCTGGCGCGTCGGGTCGTCGTGGAGTTCGGCGGCGACGAGTTCAAGGCGCTGCTGGACGCCTCCGGCCTGGGCAACGATCCGCGCGTGGTCAAGGTGTTTGCGGCGATCGGCGAGAAGTATGCCGAGGACACGGCCCTGCGGGGTCAGCCCGGCCAGCCGCCGCGCGAAGAAGGGAAGTTTTACTATCCATCCATGAGGAAATAACCCGGCCGAAAAAGACAACCGGATGGGCCTAGGCGGCTAGCTACCGCCGAATGATGCCGTAACCATCGCGCCTGTTACGGAGGCGCGGCGGACCGACCGTGTTCGCCGCGCCTTCTTTTTTGGCCGGGCCAGGCAGTCAAGGAGTACGACATGGCAACGAAAGTCAATGCCAACACGTTGGGGGTCGTCGAGGTCGCACGACGCTTCAACGCCGAGAAACTGTTGCCCATCGCCGAGGTCCTGGCCGAGACCCATGACATCATCCAGGACTCGATCTGGCTTCAGGCGAACCAGGGCATGAAGCACAAGGGCACGCGTCGGACGAACCTGCCCAAGGGGACGTGGCGCAAGATCAACGGCGGTGTCGAGCCGGAAGCCAGTCAGACCGAGGCGGTCGAAGAGGGCATCGGGTTCCTGGAGTCCTACAGCCAGGTCGACAAGGCCCTGCTGGACATTTCTCCGAACCCGGAGGCGGCCCGGCAAAGCGAGGACGAAGCGTTCCTCGAAGGGCTGGCCCAGACCTGGGCGGACACGCTGCTGGCCGGCGACGCCGCGGTGGATCCGGAGACGTTCACGGGCCTGCAGCCGCGGTTGAGCACGCTGGCGAACCCGAACGTGATCGACCAGGGCGGGACCGCCGATGGGGCCATGACCAGCCTGTACATCGTCCAGTGGGGCAAGAAGCGGGTGCACATGATCCACCCGACCAACAGCCCTGGTGCCGTCGAAATGAACGACCTAGGCGAGCAGACCGTTACGGACGAGACCGGAAAGAAGAAGTTCCAGGCCATGGTCTCGCATTTCAAGTTCTACGGCGGCCTGTTTGTCCACGATACGCGGTGCATCAAGCGCATCTGCAACATCGATCTGAGCGACATCACGGGCCTGGACAACAAGATCATCGAGGCGCTCAACGCTCTGCCGTACGGGGGGCGCG